ATATAGAAGGCATTTCTGAACAAATGGAAGAACTTGACCCTGCTAGTAAAGATTATAATGAATTAGATTTTGAATATAATCATTGGAGTGGGCAATTACTTTCTGCCCGCCATATTTTGTCAGTGGTGGAGGATATACTAGGATGATGTACTCAACACAACTACCACAAAAACTGCAGAAACTTGTCGACATGGGAATTTCTGGCACCGATATCTTGCACGGTGAACTCAAAAGTCTTATCTATGAGGCTGAGCAAGAACTGGCAGAGGCACAACGTATTGAAGAGGAAGACGACTACGGGGACGCAATGCAGTCCATGGAGCGGAAGTATTGGGAGGGACAAGTGGACGGTCTCTCACATGTATATGCACTCACATATGCATTAGCATTTGCAATAGACGAAAGGACAAAGAAAAATGAAAATCGAATCTCTTGATGTACTAAAGGCAAAACAGCAATTAGATCTACAAGAACAAACAAGACGGGATGACGCATACGTACAGTTAAATAAATTAATTGACGGGCTCAAAGAAGTAAATGCATTTCCACCTCTAGTATGGCTATGGGTATGGGACATGGTCAAAGATAGATTAGATATGTATTCAGAACCTTCGCAAGAAGACTATGTAACTAATTCTAATTTAACTGAGAAAGATGTATTCGATATGTTCTGGGAAGATGCTGACAAGAATGGCTTCAGTCTAGAATATGGCCTAGATTCCTTGGATGAGGGAATTCTTGATTGGATGCTGGACCGTGACATTTTGGTGGTCCTGGAAGATGACGGGTGGTTAGATGACTAGAAAAGACTATAAGGTATTTGGAGACAAGTTGTCTAAATACTATGTGACAATCAATGCTGAGTCTCCTGACATTGCCTGGGAGGCGGCAGCAAACATGGATACACATCAATGGGAACAGGTCCCAACTGATTATATAATCGAACCATACGCAGTAGAAGAAATAGAATAGATCTAAAGCTTGGCGGACGAAATGGACATTTCGGACAAAGCTATGGGCAAAGGGCCCAAAATATGTCTTACGTAGGGTATTTACAAATTCCCGAAATTGATATATAATATACATTAATAACTCATCATGAAAGGATGAAAATATGTCAACACCAACAACTACACGTGAATATCTCAAAGCTCAGGGCATTACCGTGGGCAAGCGTGGCCGCTTCAGCGCAGCTGCAAAGAACGCAATTGCAGAGGCAGCAAAGAAGGGCGTAGTCTTTACTGACGGCAAGAACGTCAAGTAAACAAATGTGGATCCCTGCAGCCTCTGGTGGGAAACTGGGAGGGTTGCGGGGATTCACCCTTTTTGATATAATGCTAACAAGAAAGGCGGACTATGGCAAAATCAAATGAAACTAAAATAGCAGATAAATTGACTGATGCTCTTAATGATGGCACATTCTCTCCTGCCGTAATGGCAGATTATCTAATTACACATAACACAACATACACATTAGACAGATTAATGGAACTAGTTAGTTATATAATCAAATACAACTCTATCAAAATGCGTAGCGAATGGGAGGCGGGGAAAACAAGTGAAGGACTACTCCTTGCAGATGCCCTTAATGATATGCTACAAGCATTAAATAAATAATATATCTTCCCTTATAGCACATATAGCTTAATTAGTTATATGTGCTATTCTTTTGTGCAAAATTATGGGCCAAATTGTTGTTTTACGACAATTGATCAAAATCCTGGAAATTTGTAGCATTTTAGATCAGAATTGTCAATAAATATAACAGAATGTTATATAAATGTGACAAAATTGATCAAAATCATATGGGCCAATATGCCATTTTACGAAGAAATTTTAAATATCCTGGAAATTTTGGCCTATATCTATTGACAAAATTTGATCTATATGCTGCAATTGACATTACGTCCCATCATTTGATATGCTCAATTACTCATATATCTTTTTGTTATATAAATGATAGTAATTAGACATAATTTGATAGTATGATTCTCCACTTTACTCCACAATACTCCACTTTATAAGCCTTTAAAAGGCTATTACAAGGGAGAAAAAATGGAGGGGGATATCAGAGATAGCTACTCTTCAAATGAAATTTGTGTAGCCCATATAGCATCTTGTTCTTTATTTTCAGCTACTTTTGGGCAAAATTCAGGATTCTTATTACATCTTGGAAACAAGGGGGATTTATCACATTTACATAATATAGACATTAGTCTATTGTACTATTCCTTGTATATCTTTATAGTGCTCCAAAGTATATATAGGGTTATACCTGTAAATATAACACCCATACCGTGAAACCATATCCACATTATCTTACTGAATAGATCATATGTATCTGACCAATTAAGCACCTATTTTGATCCCGCCTCAAGTTTATCCAGACGTTCTTTTAATGGTCTGAGCATATGTAATACCAATAAAAAATCTAAGCCTAATCCTAGGAATAAGCCAAATAGAAACCATAGTAATGAATTCATTTATCTTCCTCTCTTTTATGCCACCCGCCGATATTTGGATTCATCATATCCTCTGAAACTTTCTTTCCATTTGGATATATATAATGTAATATTCCTGGTTGACTAGTATCTAGTATAACATCATCTTTTTCAATATAATGATTATCACAAACAAATAATATTTGATATCCATCTGAGTTTATACTGGTAGATGGCTGTTTGCAATATTCACATATTGAAGCTTTTTCCACATTCCGCTCTTTTAAATGCTGCAAATATGCAGCCACCATTGGATCTTTAGGAAGTGGATAACTCACAATTCAGATAAATCCTCTTCATCATCCCAAGTATCATCCCAATTTTCCATTGCTTCCGCCAAATCTTTAAAGGCAGTATATGCGCCAAATGCTGCCGTAAAGGCAGCTATGGCTAACAATGCAATTTTTTTCATCTCTACTTTTCGCCTTCACTTTTTTCTATTTTTTCATCTAAAATTTCTATGAAATCTGTGACTAAGAAATCAGGTCTATGGTTAGTTATATTACCTTCTCTGTCCACTAAGAATTTCTCAAAATTCCAGTCTATGTCTCTGTTATCTTTTGCAGACAACTTTAAGTATTTATAAATTGGGTGGGCATTTTCCCCATTTACGTCTATCTTGGCTGCAAGGTCAAAGGTGACGTTCATTGTGTTACAGAATTGCTTAATTTCGGAATCGCTTCCTGGTTCCTGCCCGCCAAATTGATTGCACGGAAAGGCTAAGACTTCAAGGTTTGGGCTATAGTCCTGGTATAGCCTCTCCAAAGTTAAATATTGTGGGGTAAATCCACACTTACTTGCTGTGTTAACAATAATAAGCATTTTGCCCTTATATTTACTCATGCTTACCACTTCTCCAGCATTATTTTTGTATTCGTAATTATATATACTCATTATGCCTTTCTATTTTTCGCTTCACTTTTCGGATTAATTATATCCAATATAATTAATTTCATTCCTAATGCATTAAGTTGTGATGGAGTATTTAAATCTATTGCTTCTAGGGCTTCTGTAATACGAGACCTTTCTTGCTTTACCGCTTTTGCACAGCCGTTACAGGGGCATCTCCAAGTCATCTTACAATCCTGAAGGCATCGCCCGTTTCTTCATCCTCAAAATCCCAAGGATAGTAATCTGGATCAACTACGCCAAACTTCTCCCAATAAGGCACACCGTTTTCATCGTAATCATCCCAGCCAGGGCCATCCATATCAAAATCTAATTTATAGAATGTGCCGTACTTTTGATATAGTGGCCAAAATGTATCCCATAGCCACCCATAATATTTATATTTAAACCCTTTATCTTCCCCGTCATCTTCCATGTAAGATAGCTTTAGCATATTTTTAGACGCTATCGATCCCGCCAAATTAGCAATCCACCGTAAAGGTGGCCTAGAATTATGCTCTACAACTGAGTTGTCTAATATAGAACGTACTTGATTCATGCTTTCTAATTCATCCATATATAAATTATATAATTTATATTAGATGATGTCAATAGATTATTGATATTCTTTTCTAAGCCAATAATCTTGTTTGTATTTATTTATATGTATTAACTGATTTAATTTTTCTTTTTTATTAAAATGATCTATCATTTCTTCTTTAGAATAATGAATAATTTCCGATGACCATGATTCATTTTTGATTGGGATAACCTGCATGTAAGGGGTTCCAGCTGGTATTAAACCATGCCAATTTTTTTCAATAAAAAATGGAATATTACCTGGCCCAACAAACTCACTAGAACAATCTATAAATCCTCCAATTGTTCTAAACGGCAAATTATTTAAATTCAATGGATGCGTACATAAAGTCGTATAACCTTCAGGAACTTGAAAAGACCAATTTGGAAACCATCTAAAATGTAATTCTTCATAACCATAAGGAGTTGGAAAACCTTCCTCGTAACCTCTCATGTTGCAAAATCCTCCGTGAGAAGCACCTGAAGTTTTAATATCGTATGACGATAAAGCTTTAGACCATTCTTCTGGCAAATTGACTGAATACGGCGAAGATGCATTGTTTTCATCATTTTTAACAATTTCAATATCACACGGAGTCAGAAGGTAATATCCAGACATAAAAGTATCTAATATAGCTGGGCATGACTTCCAAGTATGCACCCTACCCATAGAATATGAACTTCCTACGTTTTTAAAAGCAAGTTCGTAAAGTCCAGTATGTTTATTCTTTTTATATTTTTCTTTTTTTGTATACCAGTCTGGCATATGTTCTTTAACTGCAACTGGCTCATACTTATTATTTGTGTTTGAAGGATGACGTGAATGAAATTTGATTATATTATCCAAACTAAAAATTCTTTTCTATTTTTAAATGCTATCTAGTTTTTCTAGAGGCATTCTGATATCTGAAAGACCTTCTCCTAGACCAGTTGTTGCATTTTGTTTTAAATAAATAAAGAAAAATAAATAGTATTTGTTACCAGAAACAACTTCTTTTACGCTATGAACGGTTTCACAAGGCAAAAATACTATTGAGCCAGATGTTGGCTTTATGCTATACCCTAGATCATCGAAAACCAAATCTCCACCCTCGTAATCATCATTTAAATAAACGAGTGCTGTCCAGTCCATAGTACTAGATGGATTATTTTTATTTTTGTCTATATGAGCATTCATGTATCCGCCAGTTTTATACTTTCGGACACAATAATTTTTTGTAATATAGTCAGGAAATGGATTGTTTGTTTCTTCAGACCATATTTTTAAAGCTTTAAAGTAATCTTCTTCAATTAATTTTATTATTGGAAGAGACATCTCGTGAGATTTTGTGTATGAGTTATAATTATTTTCTGATTTATTCCAATCAAAGTATTTAACTGATCCTCTTTCGTCTGTAGGAATATGTTCATCATTTGTTTTTGGATATCCGTCCATCCATACCTGCCATTTTGGAATAACCAATTTAATATTTTCATCATCGTCATATTTTTCTATTTCAGAAATAAATTCTAAAGACTTAGAAAATATGTTTTTTATTTCTATAACATCACCTGGATGTTTAATTATTTCAACATTATTCATATCAACAGTTCTCCATTGAAGAAATTGGTCTAGAGTTTACATCTTCAAAGCATCCTCCATAAAGAGTATGTCTAACACCTTTTGTTACAAGGCCCACTCTATGTGTGTATTCTTCTGTTAATGGTATTGAAACTAAAGTTCCTTTTTTAAATTTAAACTTATATGGTTTATTCATAAACTCTAAAATTCCGCCTTCATAATCGTCATTTAAGTATAAACTCCAAGCTGCGGTCATTCCTTGAGGAAATTTATTTTCATAATGCCATAAAAATGCTCCACCTATTTGAGTTGGATTGAATTCATCTATAGGCCAAAAAGATTGATAAGTCGAAGACCTTATTAGTGTTTCAGGTAAAACATTTGCAAGCCTGTCAAATATTCCACTTTCTTTTTCTTTAAACATTAATAGCTTTTCGTCATCTTCTACGCCTTCAAATGATGTGGGGGATCCTTCTTCGTCTAAATCTTGAATCAATCCATACCATTTATTTCTGATAGACTGAGAACGCATAGTCTTGTACCAGCCTTCTTTTTTATCAGCTTCTTCAATTAATATAGAAATTTCTTTTTCTGTTAAAAAATTTTCTATATACCAAATTTCTTCAACAAAAATTTTATTCATTTTAATCCTTATCTTCTGAAATAATCATATCATTTACAACATTTTCAGGAACTCTTCCTTCTTTTACTGCATTTTCCTGATTACGTCGTGCATTAGACTTTATATCTGCAGTTGTTAGACTTTCTTTAAATCCTGGTGGCAAAAGATCTGGATTGTCCAATCCAGCATAAGGATCATCTAGTAATGGATGAGCCTCTCCATCTTTCCATCTCTGCTTTAACTGATATTGATGAATACGCTCTTTCATAATTAGCCGCTCCATTTCTTGAAGCTCGGCTTCAGAATACCATGCATCTGCATAATCCCAAAATATAACTATTGTGTATCTTGTACCTGCAGTGATTTCTGTTACGCTATGAATATTTTCCATTCCTCCAGGAAAAGACAAGAATGTTCCAGTTTCTGGAACTACATCTAATTTATGATCTCTGAATCTTAGAACTCCACCTTCATATTCTGGCTGAGAGTTTAAATAAATTCCAGCAAATTGTTTATTGTCTCCCCAACCCATATCTTTACCCTCAAGATCTGTGTTGTCTGAATGATCATTGGCATATGCTCCGATATCCCATTTTTGAGCATGCATACTATTAATTTTCATTGGTCGTCCAGCTGCATCAGACGCATACTGAATCATTCTTTTTCTCAAATTTTCCATATATTCTGGTGTAATGTTTGTTCCATGCTCTGTATTAAATGGCGCTACAACATGCATCCCGTAAGATCCATAAAAACATATCTGCCTCCACTCTTGCGAATAGGCATTAAAAAAAGTAATTAATTCTTTACATTCTTCTTCAGATATAAAGTTTTTATATTCCCATATTCCAGAACCCCCTCCACCTAAAAGAGTTCCTCCTAATTGGCTTATCTGCTTTTCACTTACTGTTGTCATATTACTCCCCATACTGCATTGATTTTAATTTTTCAAAGTGCATTTCGCACAATGGAACTTGATTATATATGTTGTCGTAAAGATGAGTTGCCACATCTTCACAACGTGCAATAACGCAACAATTTTTTGCGAATTTGCTCATTTCATAATCATTTTTTATTCTAAACATTAACAATCCTCTGAAAAAGGAGCTAAATCTATATTTTTCCATACATGACCATAAAAAACAAACCTGCTCCCAAGTGATACGTCTTCAAGTCCATGAGTATATTCTTTTTCAACTGGAATATTAACCAGCATTCCTTTTTTAGATTTTATTCTAATATCATTATATTTAAATACTAAATCTCCACCCTCGTGATCATCATTTAAAATTAAAACGAATCCTGTTGACATTATTTCTTTTTGCTCTTCTTCAGACCAATCTTTATCACCTTCAAAATGCCAATCTAAAGTTAAATTGCTATTACGTGGGTTGATTGCGACACCATTTTCATCTAATTCTGGGGCATCATATCTAGTAAAAGTATAATTTCTACCATAAGATCCATAATCCTTAAACTCCTCTTGAATTCTAGGCATTATTTGCTGGTCAAGAATAAGTACAGCTTCAAATTCTTTATTGTCGTATGTTGAGTTATTAGAGTTTAGCCATCTATTCCACATATTTCTTTTACCTTCTCTAGCTAGCGCCCTCATTGTCCATCCACCATCAAACATAGACCTTTCAGTTTTATCTTTTAAACACTCAAGGACAATGTTGCATTCGTTATCTGAAGCAAAATTTTCAATAACCCAAATCTTCTCATCTAGGTACTTTCTTTGCATATTGTCCTCCTTTGCGGGCATTACTAATTATACCAAAAAATGCTTGAGTATGGCAATAGACGCTAAAACTACCCACAATACATTAAATATTATTATTGTAGGTAGAGTTTTTACTGTAGAAGTCCATATTAAAGCTATGCTAGAACATAAAGCAAATACGTACAGCCACCACCATTGTTTTCCAAATATCAAACCTGGAAAGATGATTGTAATTTTAGTCATAAAAGCTAAAAATTCTATGGAGTTTGGCTTGTTCCAGTACGATTTGTCCTTAAATTGTAATAATACAATTTTCGATTCATTAAGATTCATTATATATATTATCCCTTAAATATTCGTAATGAGTTGGACAGGAATCTATATATTCATTAGCTTTTTTAATTTTATATCTACGAACCCTTTCGAACGGTTCTATTTCTAATATTTTCTTATCGAAAAAAGTTTTTCTATGTTCATATCCAACCTCGTTTTTATACTGAAAACCGTATCCGACGTATACCTGACTAATATTGTTGTTCATAGATTTTTGTATTTCGTTATGCATTTTTTTGTCGTAATTTAATGAAGTTATATTTTTCCAATACGGAGTGTCGTCTCTTAAGGATAATGCGTAATGAGCAGAAACAAATCTAAAAGAACTTTCATAAACTAAATTCATTATTGAGTTAAACCTATCAGAGTCCCATGTCGTATAAACTTGATCTCTAGATAGACAGAAAGCTAATGCTAGTGCAGCATGATGTATGAACATCAATCCAGTACTTTCCATAGGCTCTAAGAATCCATGAGATAGTCCAATAGCAACAACATTTTTTATCCACGGATTTTCATAATATCCATTTTTTATTTCAATTTTTCTAAAGTTCATTTCTTCAGATCTATTAGGGTTGTAGATTGCCATTTTATTAGAATTTAAATAATTTTTAAATTCTTGAAGTGCAGAATCTTCATCGATATATTCATCACAAAAAACGTACCCAGATCCTATTCTTGACCACAAGGGGGTATTCCATACCCAACCATTATTCAATGCAGTGCACTGAGTTGTCAACCTCATTTCAACATTTTTATCTGTGTACTGTATTGGAGAAAACCAAGCTTTATTATTAGGAAGATAGTCTTTTGTCTCTATAAATTTAGGCTTCATTATTTTGCCAAGTAGCAGCGATTTAAATCCAGTGCAATCCACAAATAACCCAGCAGAAATTGTATCATTATTAGACAACAATAAGCACTCTACCCCGTTTTCATTTTCTTTTACAGAATCAACCTCTGAAACTATTCGTTTAACTCCTTTAGGTAAACAATAATTTTCTCGTAACCATTCAGCAAACTTAATTGCATTTATTTGAAACCCAGCATCAATTTGAATATCGAATGGTTCTAGGAATTCATTTTTTTCAACAGGTATTTTGTTTGTTTTTACTGCATAAGAATGTTTCCAATAATAATCTGTAAAATCAGAATTTAACAAATTTTTATTTTTTGACTTTATTATATGCCAATCTTCAAATCCGTTTCTGCATTGATTTAAATCTGGGGCCCCAAAAAGATAATGTACGTCGTTTCCTCCAACTTTTACAAAATCCTCTAAGGTTAATCCAAATTTAAAAATTCCCTCTGTTCCTCTAAGCATTTCCCTTTTATCAATACCTAAAATTGAAAGCCATGTACTAAATTCACTTAACGTAGACTCTCCAACACCAATAGTAGGAATCTTATCGCTTTCTATAACTACTATATCTTTATTTGGGAAAGCATTGATAAGCGTAGCTGCCGTCATCCATCCAGCTGAACCACCGCCAACTATAACTATCCTATTTGATTCGTAAGACATGTTTATACACTTTCAATCAAAGAACTGCACCTTATACAATAATTATAAGACTTGCCAGTAAAAGGGCAAGAGCCAGCTTTTTCTAAATTATGTTTTTTTATTTTACATATTATTTTTTTAATCATTTTGAAATTGCACCGTAAAATGTTTCTTTAGCCTTCTCCATTTGCCCCATGGGCCTGGATCTTTCATGCCTCTATACATTTGACCAGTTTCTAAATCTATAAGTAGCCACTTTTCTGGACATTTGCTATGAACTGTCAGATCTACGGGACTAGAGACATCCTGGACCTGCTCTCCAGTTATCAACTCTCTAATTTTATATCCCCAAATCCTCTACAAAATCTAATTGATCATCAATAGATTTTATTATATCTACTGTAAGTTCGTCTGAACTATTATTTACCTGACACATTTTTATGTTTAGGCTTATACTCATCAAGAACAGCTTTTATTGTTCCGTCTTTTCTAAGCCTAACAATTTTACCATCTTTAATAACAGTAGAGTTAAAAGAATCATGTCTTTTGAGTTTACCAGATGACACTATACTTTCTTTCTACCAGTTCTTTTAGGTTGTTGAAGATTTGTTTCTCTTCTAATCCCGTGTCTATTTACATCTATCTTTAAAGTGCTTTTATTGTTCTTTATTCCAGATTTAAATTTACCTTGGGATGGATTTTTTTTAGTAGCATCATTGGATGTTACTGTGTTTTCTGACATTATCGACCCTTTACTGAATCAGATGTTACAACATTGCGATCAATAGAAGACTCATACTGAGTTTCTTCTGTTCCCTCGCATCCACATTCTTTACACATTAGTCTGGATCCTCAATGCCTTCTCGCATTTCATGAACTGGATCTTCTTCGATAAATTCCTGTGTTTGTTCACGAGTTGCGGTCATGTCAAGTGTCAATCCTGCATTGCCTTGACTTGTCATATCAATTAAAGATACTGGAACAATTCCAGTTTGGCTTCCAACCATGTTGCATCCACATTCAATACACATTAGTTACAATTCTCGCAGTCTTTTACTGCACATGGATTTGATCCACGTGTATCTCTTGTGCATTCAGCTTTCTGAATTGGCTTTACGGGTGCAGCAGGCGTTACTGGTGCGTTTGGTGCATCAGGTGCTGTTAAGTTTTCTGCCACCTTACTTACCGCCGTTGCCTACGCCAGCACCGTCTTGTGAAGACTTATCTTCGGCTGATGGCCAAGAAAGTCCTGCTCCAAAAGATCCACCAGAAGCTGGTGATTGCGATGCTGCAGGCCATGGTGTTGTTCCTGCTGGCTTAGTATTGTTAAAGCCGTCTAAATTTTGTCCTTCTGACATTTTGTTACTCCTATAGGTTTTATTTAAGCGGGTCTAGAATTCCGCTCATCAATCAATTATATCATTTTTTGTATTTTTTACTGTAACAGTCCCTACATACCTGTATTATCTTAGTTTCTGTAGACGTTATTCTTTCGGCTGGGTTTTCACACCCAGTCATTTCGCACTTTTCTAGTATATCCATTAATTCACTTTATTACCGAATTTAGCCCAGACTCTTTCGTGTAAAAAATACCCAATTGATTCCCAGACAATATACCCAAGTGCTCCGAATGTTGCGTATTCATATTCAATTTCACCTGTCATCAAATAGGTAATAATTGCAATTATTCCTGCTACACCAATTAAATGAAATGTTTCCCAGCTTAAAGTTTTAAGCAAACTTTTTTTTCTAGATTCCACTATAGAGCCTGTTGTGGTTTTCCGCTACCGCCAGACTTCTTCTTGGCTGGAGCCTTCTTGGCGGGAGCCTTCTTGGCTGGAGCCTTCTTGGCTGGAGCCTTCTTGGCTGGAGCCTTCTTAACAGCTTTCTTTTCTGCCATTTCTAATTCCTTTAACCTTTCTTCAAGTATTGATTGAACCTCTTTTAAATTTTCTGTAACTAGAGGAAAACCAAACCATTTTTTAATTTTTCTTAACATGATCTCTCTTTATCTTCTAATATTCTAATAATAAAACCTAAAGTTTCTTCAGGTCTCCAGTCTGGAGGTATTTCCAAACTACTTAATTCATTAATCAATTCACGTAATACTTTTTGCTTTATTGTGTGAAAGTGATCCCATTCCATACTATCTAATTTTATCATATTTAATAAAATGGGGCGATATCTCTAC